CGACGGTCTCCTGGAACTCGTACTTCCGGTTCATTCCGATGAAGTACGTCGCCGAGTAGTTCTTGTAATTCGTGAAGTCCTGGATGGGGGAGTGGATGTTCAAGGAGTACTTGTCGACCCGGGCCATGATCTCGTCGGGCTTCTCCTTCAACTTGTCGTCGAAGAAGCTCTTCTTCATGTCCTTTATCTTCTGGTCCAACCTCGAGGGCAACTCCAACCAGAACTTCCCGGAGTAGTCCTCGGTGAACGGGACCACCCCCTTGGACAGCTTCGTGTACTCCGACGTGTTCGCGGTGTAGAGATTGGAGTAGAAGTTCCTCAACTCCAAGGAGCAGTCCGGATTGTACATGTGCAACTCCGGCCCGTAGATTAAGGTCTCGACGGGGTACTTCAAGGGGACGAACCCCAACTGGAACGGCAAGTCCTCCTCCTTGCAGTCCAACATGCCCATCAGGTGGATGATGAGGGAGTCGTTCATCCTGTAGTACCTTATCAACTGGAGCCTCGAGCACAACATCATGGTCTTTATGGTGGAGATGTACACCCCGTGCTCCAAGCACCTCCTCATGTTGGACAAGACGAACTTCACTGCCTCCTCCGGAGCGGTCAGGTCCGGGAGGGAGTTCGCGGTGTATATGTCCTTCAAGGAGGCCCAGCACATCCTCTTCCCTATCGAGAACAACGAGTTGAACTCGGTGATCACGAAGCTCAAGCCGGACTTCTTCCAGTTCGTGTGTATGTTGCACAGCCTGTAGGCCAAGTCGATCGTGACTATGTACAAGTCCAAGATCTCGTTGGCGAACTTCGTCTCGGTCATCAGTATCATGTTGATCTTCGTCTTGTCGTCGGATGAGATCATGGTCGACCCCCTGATCTTGGCCCTGAACACCTTCCAGAGGTTCTGGGAGATGCAGTAGTCGACGGCGTCGTCCATTATGCAGTGGTATATGCTGCTGAGGTAGTGGAACATCCCCTGGCCCATCCCGGACTCGATGATGACGTAGCCCGAGTTGTTCATCGTCTCCACCCTGTACTGCTCGATGGCGTCCGAGGACTCCTTCTGGTCGGTGGGCTTCTTCTCCCACTTCTTTATCAAGTTGTCCGGCGTCAACATCTTCTTCTCCGAGAACGACATGATCGTGGTCTGCATGAAGTCCATCATGTCCTCGTTCAAGTCCCACCCGGCCACGAACGTCATGAAGTTCTCCATGACGAAGCCCGGGCTCCACCTGGTCGCGTCGGAGTTGAAGGAGAAGAACAAGGAGTCCTTCTTCCTGCTCTTCAACGCCATCATGAGCTCCTTGTACTCGGACATCTTGTCGGACTGGATCCTGGCCTTCTTTTCGTTCTTGGTGAGCATCTCCTTGTCGTGCTCGTCGCAGAACTTCCTCGAGATCGTCTCCAGCATCTTGACCATGATCCTGAGCTTGACCGACTGTATCAGTATCTCCCTGTG